TACGATCCCAGAGATCAGCAGCTAGAGATACATGATGCGATTGAGCAGCATCGTTTTACTGTGGTGGTTGCCCATCGTCGCATGGGAAAGACTGTTTCGGCTATCAACCATCTCATCAAGTCCGCTATCGAGTGCGACAAGCCAGACCCACGATTTGCCTACATTGCGCCTACCTACGGACAAGCCAAGCGAGTAGCGTGGGATTACCTTCAGAAGTACACCAGATCACTAGGAGCTACCTACAATGTCTCTGAGTTACGTGCTGATTTTTATGGGCGTAGGGTTAGTCTATATGGGTCTGATAATCCTGACAGTCTTAGGGGGCAGTATTTTGATGGCGTGGTTATCGACGAAGTTGGCGATCAGAACCCACGCATTTGGAACGAAATCGTCCGACCTGCTCTTGCCGACCGTATTGGGTGGGCTTGTTTCATTGGCACTCCTAAAGGTAATAACCATTTCGCTGAGTTAGCAGACAGGGCTAAGACCGAAGAAGGCTGGAAGTTCCTAGAGTTCAAGGCTAGCCAGACAGGGGTTTTGCCGGACGCAGAGCTTAAAGCAGCCTATCGAGAGATGGGTGAGGATCGGTACAACCAAGAGTTCGAGTGTTCCTTTAACGCAGCAGTCGAGGGGTCTTACTATGGCAAAATTATTAATGACCTTGAAAGGGATAGCCATATTACTGACTTTCCTCGTGATGATCTGTGCCGTAGCTTTGTTGCATGGGATCTTGGAATGGGTGACTCGACGGCTATATGGGTTGCGCAACTGGCTGGAAAAGAGGTTAGATTACTCGATTGCGTCGAAAACCATGGACAGGGATTAGATTGGTACGTCCGCTGGCTTAAAGAGAATGACTACGCAGGGTTTACCCAAATCCTGCCCCATGACGTACAGGTGAGAGAGCTAGGCACAGGCAAGAGCCGCAAGGAAGTGCTAGAGGAAGCAGGGCTATCGATAACGGTTGCGCCTAGATTGTCGGTCGCTGATGGGATACAGGCTGTCAGGAGATTGCTGCCTAGGTGCTGGTTCCATCCAAGGGTTAAGCCGGGGCTAGATGCACTGAGGAACTACCGTCGGGAGCATGACGAGAAACGGCAGATATTCTATGAGAAGCCGCTACACGATTGGTCTAGCCACATGAGTGACGCTTTCCGCTACCTTGCCGTAGGTCTTGACGAATCAGATAGTTCATGGCAGACAACGTTGCCAATTTCGACCAAATGGATTGTATAATCAGCAAAACCCGTTAAGGATTTGCTATGAAGATGGATGACGGTCAGATCAAGAGTATTATCGAAAATGAAATCGATAACTCTATTGGGTACATTGATACCGAGACAACAGATCAACGGGCTAAAGCCCTAGAGTATTACTTACGCTACCCATACGGTAACGAGATTGAAGGGCGTAGCCAGATTGTCACTGGCGAGGTAGCTGAGGCTATCGACGGTGCATTGCCCCAACTTATCCGAGTCTTTACGACTACCGAGGATATTGTCTCTTTTGAGCCACAGACTCCAGAAGATGAGCAGTCTGCTAGACAGGCTACCGACTACTGCAACTGGGTGTTCTACCGCGAGAATGAGGGTCTAATCCTCCTGCATAATTGGTTCAAGGACGCGCTGATGATGAAGGTCGGCGTAGTCAAGGCTTATTGGGATGCCAAAGAAGATGTCAACAAGGAATCTTACAAAAACCTAACCGAAGATGAACTAGCCCTGTTGCTGTCTGATCCTGCTATCGAGGTGGTCAGCCGTAACGTCGAGTATGTTGACGGTGGCGTTGACCCGATGGGTTTCCCGATCCAGATTCCTTACTTTGATGTCAAGGTCAAGAAGGTCAAGAAATACGGCTGCGTCAAGATTGAGAACGTACCGCCGGAAGAATTCCTGATTAGCAAATCAGCAAGAACTATTGAGGATAGCCCGTTTGTGGCTCATCGTCGCTTGTTGACTCGCTCAGAGTTGGTGGCGATGGGCTTTGACAAGGATGTGGTCGAGGGATTGCCTTCTTACGATGACCTTCAGTACACAACGGAACGAGTAGCTCGATTCTCTCAGGGTGAGCAGCCGGATGAGAATATCAGCCTTGACCCTACGATGCAGGTCTGTGAGGTATACGAGTGCTATATCAAAATTGATATAAACGGCGACGGTATTGCAGAGCTACGGAAGATTGTTTATGCCGGTAGCGAAATCCTAGATGACGAGGAATGTGACCTAGTTCCGTTCCATAGCCTGTGTCCTATCCCTATTCCGCACAAGTTCTTTGGTCAGAGCTTGGCAGACCGAACAATGGACATCCAGCTAATCAAGTCCACTGTTACCCGTCAGATGCTCGATAACCTGTACCTAACGAACAATGCCCGTCTGGGTGTAGTTGATGGTCAGGTGAACTTGGATGACGCGCTAAACGCTACTCCGGGCGGGATTATCCGCATGAAGTCTCAGGGTGCGATTATGCCTGTCGAGGTTCCTGCGGTAACGGCTCAGGCTTTCCCGATGCTTGAGTACATGGATCAGGTTCAGGCTAAACGTACAGGCGTTAGCGACCAGCAGCAGGGTCTTGACCCTGACGTACTGAATAACGTCTCTGCTACGGCTATTGCCGCAATGATGAAGTCGAACTCTGGCAAGCTGGAGTTGATCGCTCGAATCTTTGCTGAGACAGGCGTTAAATCGCTGTTTAAGGGCATTTTGCATCTATTGGGCAAGTATCAGGATCAGGCAAAGATTGTCCGTATGCGTGGCAAGTTTGTAACTTTTGATCCTCGTACATGGACGAATCAATACGACGTTGCCATTAACGTCGGCTTGGGTTCAGGTGACCGGGATCAGAAGCTAGCCATGCTCCAGATGATTTTAGGCAAGCAGGAACAAGCCTTGATGCAGTTCGGTGCGTCTAACCCATTGGTGTCTGTTGCTCAGTACCGCGATACCTTGGCTAGACTAATTGAGTCGGCTGGTTTCAAGGATGCTAAGGCGTTCATTAACGAGATCAGCCCTGAGCAGAACGCACAACTGTCGCAGCCACAGGAACCGCCACCAGATATGCAAGCAGAGGCTACTCGTCTGTTAGCTCAGGTAGAGCGTGAAAAGACCGAGGCTAAGGCACAGATTGAGGCTGCAAAGCTCCAGCTAGAGAAGCAGTCGCTTGAGGCTGAATATACTCGTAAGGGTATTGAGATTGCTATGAAAGCCGAGCAAAACGCAGCAGATATGCGGATTCGTGAGGCAGAACTAGCGGTCAGGCAATTGCAAACGATTCTGGCTATGGACTTGGCTGACGAGGATAGCCGTAACAAACAGGCTGATATTGTCCTGAAGGCGATTAAGGAACTGGGTAACCTAACGTCAAGGCAGATGTAAATGGACGATTATCTAAAAAAGTTAACCAATATGCTGGTTGGGGCAGGAGTGAAGGGCTACGGTGCTATGGCTGACCGTAGTTCAATGCCATCCAATAAGCGTATATATTTGGAAACTTTTGCGGATGAGCAGAGAACACCAATCACTGAAAGAAACTTTACAGAAGCTGAATTAAGGACAATTGGAGAGCTAGTTAAGGCTAAACAGGTTGGCGATCCAAAGGCAACCAAAGGGTATGTTAAGTACGAGGATTACGCAAAGTTCTTGTCTCCAAAGGAAACGTCGCAGGCATCTGGCGTATCTGCTGGTGAACGTAATCCGTTTGAGAATATTCGGACAACCTTGGGTCAGTTTAATTACCAGATTGATCCAAAGACGGGTAATGTGACTGTTTCTGATGTGTATGACTTCAACAAGTTAAATCAGAAGTTGATGAATACGATGTCTCGCGGCGATTATGTTGTAAATACGCTTGACCCATACACAATAGCTAGAATCTACGGCGAGGCAAATATGCCGGTTGGTCAAGGCAGACCAGTTTCGGTACAGATTCCGGGGTTACTTGGAAGATGAACGGTTTATTAGACGAAATCATCCAGCAGGGGATTAGGTCTTACGGTGCTAGATTTGCCGAAAAAGCCTCTGAGCCGCTAGAAATGAAGGGCAAGGGTTATTTTGGAATGTTGCCAGCAAGAGAGGGATTTGCTACTGAGATTTCAATGACGGATGATAGCGGCAGAAGTTTCCCGGCATTGGTTCCAACCCTTACGCAAGATGAGGTTAATTCATTGCTAAGAGGGAATGACGTAACTGATGATATGTACCGCAAGGCTGAGTCATTTGCTAACTATCGTCAGTCTCAGGGTATGTCTCCATTTGCGTCACAAAATGAATTGCGTGTTCCTGTAGGATTATTGGGGTACTAATGGACAAATCTCTATGGGCTGAAAACCTGCTGAAAGATGAGTGGTTCCAACAGATGATGTCGGAACTAAAGACAGCAGAACTTAACAAGTTTGCATTGAGCCAGTATGATGACATCTCGACCAGAGAACAAGCATACATGACGCTTAGGACGCTAGATATTGTCGAAACGTACCTTGAAGGACTATCGGCACAGAAGAAGATTGATGCTAAAAAACTAAAGATTTTGTAATCCGAGTCGGGCGGTTCCCGATATAATTTAGGAAATACATATGAGCGATACTCAAAGCACGACTCCCGAGGGAAATGCTGAGTTAAACGTAGGTAGTGCAGCCGACGCTATCATGGGTCTTATGGGTGGGCAAGAAGGCTCCGAACAGGAACAACCGGAAACCCAACTCGAAGCCAATGATAGCGAAGCCGAATCCGAGGAGTCTTATGACGAATCGGAGGTAGAACAAGATGAAGGCGAAGAAGAAGCCGAGGAGCCTCCTAAATACAGGGTGAAAGCCGCTGGTGAGGAAAAAGAGGTAACCCTTGACGAGCTTATCAAGTCTTATCAACTTGGCACAGACTATACGAAGAAATCGCAAGCTGTAGCTGAAGAACGCAAAGCCGTAGAAGCAGAGAGGCAGCGTATCGAGGAAGCTAGGTATCTGCGTGACCAATACGCAGAACGGTTGCAGGTGATTGAGCAGATGCTTAACCAGCAGCCGGAAACTGAGAATCTGGACTATCTGAAGGAAACCGACCCTATTGGGTACGCAGTTAAGGTTGCAGAGTTATCACAGCGGGAAAAGCAGTTAGCTCAAGTTCAGGCTGAACGACAGCGAATTGCGCAGCAGCAGGATCAGGAACGTCAGGAGCAACTCGGTCATGTGATACAGGCTGAAGCTCGTAAGCTGGCAGAGGCAATACCTGAGTATGCTGACCCACAGAAGGGTGAGGTAGCTCGGCGAGAACTGCGGGAGTTTGGTCAGAAGCTAGGATTCACAGAACAGGAATTAGCGGGAATCTATGATTCTCGTCAGGTTCTAACGTTATGGAAGGCAATGCAGTACGACAAATTACAGTCTGCAAAGCCGGGAATCACG